GGGTCTGTGACAGCGGACAACTTTATTTCTTGATCAAATACATCATCTGCCGTATATTCTACGGCCATTGTGAAATAGCCTTCTCCGCTAATGACTTGATATTTAGCCGCTTCATCCCGTGCAAAATCAGCGGACGAATTTTTGAATATGGAGCGTATCAAACCTTCTCGAATCTCAGCAACTTCTTTGGTTCCTGCTTTGTCGGGAAATACTCGAATTTCAGTCTCATTCATGAGACGGTTGCCTACGATTTGAGCGACGAAAGCAATCAAACGGTTGAATGTCAGGACAGGCTTACGTTGTTCTTTGCGGCGTTGTTCAATGATAGGGTCCCATTGCTGCCCTGCTGTAAACTTCGCGTCGTCTTTACCTGCTAAAATATTATGCTCATTGAAGCTATGTCCCCACTCATAACATTCTCGCATTTTTTCAAGAAATTCGCTTTCGGAATCATATCCGTAAGGCGTCGCATTGCGAGTGCGAGGAATTTCACGATCTTGCCGTGCAAAATCATCTCTGATACCTGCCATCGCCTAATTATCCCATCCAAGAAGTATTGCTACTTCCGTATTCCCAATATCGATCATTGTCATCTATGCCTGATGCTGCAACTTCACGCAAGTGTCCCGTACCAAAACCTTGTACAGGCTTAGGCTTGGACCAGTTTTCGAACCATTCCCGCGTTGCAAAAGTCAATACACAAGCGTCTGACAAATCAGATGATCGCAATCCTCGGGCCTTCATCTCTGTTTTGCTTTCAAGCAGCCAATCGTTATTTGCTCTCCATTTCTGCTTAGGTCCGCTGATATCGGAAGCTAGATCATCGTCGTCTGGGATGCATCCACCTTCGCTTAGCCAATCCCTGAAATCGCCGTACATCTCTGCCCGCTTGTTCCAAGGTCCTGCCCGTCCCGGCGTCGCTTTCTTGGCGCGTGACGTTCCACCAAAGTCTATTCCTTTGACTACATCAGCATATTTCTTGTCGAGATTGCGAAGTGAAGAAATGATATTGCCTCCCATTGATCCTCTGTCAATGCACATCCGGCTAGGCTTATGTTCGTCAATGATGGAAGCCAACCAAGTGACTGCTTCGTCATGCTCAAGCTTGTTCCGGTGCACTACTTGCAATATCTTGTCGCCTCTTCGGTAAGCAACCGCGAACCTGTCCCCGCCGCTTCCTGCCGGGTCAACGCCCACGATCAAAGGAGCGTCTGGGTCCTCCATGACTTTCTTGCGTGCTCGCAAAACCAGATTAGGCTTGATGAAAACACCTTCCAAATCTGCTGCTGCAAAAGCTTCGGTTACATCGATAGGATATTCTTGCTTGAATTTTCCCATCGAACCTAGCTCGTGAATTTTATCCCGTCTCCAAAGCATCTGTGAATCAGTCAGTTTGTACGTTTCCTGATACTCTCGTTCGCTTAGTTCGCCTTCTTCATCAGCTTCCTCGAAAGGGGTGTAGTCTCCGTAATTATTGTTTGATGTTTCAACACTCCAAGGGGCAAAGACGGCTTTATATCGTCCTATGCCTTTCATTGCGTCCATATAACGCTTCCAATATTCGCCTGTAGGGCCGTTGGACGTTGTTTCCAGCCATATCTCAGAAGGTGCGCGCACCCAACCTTCAATCGTTCCTATTCCCTTTTCAAAGAGCAGAGGATTTTGAGGTTCAGTCCATAGAACACCCCATACGCCTCGTACTTCATCCACGCTCTGCACTGAGGAAGCGAAATGCTCGCTTGCATTCGTCCAGTGGGAAGCTTCGGAGCCGTGGAAGAAGGTGACAGCGCCTCCCCGTCCTCCTGCTTTCTGTCCTGCTGTTGCGACTTGATAGGTTGATCCTCTGTGCAGCACTTCAAGCTCTTTGGCGTTATCTGCGCCAACAGCCGGGGGAAAAGGATGTTTCTCCTGCATCAATGCTACCATGTCGAACAAGGTATTTGACGAAGCCATTTCATGCGAGAGCAAGTAGATGCGCTGACGATCCCACAAGGTTGCGCGCCAATATCCTCGCGCTGCCACGAACGTCGAAAAGCCTTGTCTACGGCCTTTCAGTGCGATGATACGCACCCATTTTTCTTCCGCTAATTGTTCCTCTGCCGCTGCAAACAATATATCCTGTGACTCATTCAAAATAAGAGGCTCAAGCTGACTGTCTTTAGTCCGTATCCGGATAGCCTCTTTGGCGAACTTTCTAAAGTCAGACTTCCACAAAGCCACGCGCAAAACTAGCCAACGCTCGCGGACCTCATCCGGCGTCAGTCCGTAATCTTGTGCTATTTGAACGATGTTCAAAGACTGTCCTCTACGAGCTTTGCATATCCTTGGATGTCATGCGACGATCTTCTTAATAAACATGCCGGACTCTTCGGCTTTGGCGTTCATTTCAATCACTATGTAGGACATACATCCTTGCCCGTGACCTACTCCGCATTCGACAAAGCCTTTACCGCCGCGCGCTTGGTCTGCTTGTCGCATGACTGTCCCTGCTGGCACTATAATATCTCGCGTGATGATGTAGCAGACATTATTCCGGCTTGCCGGACCTTTTTTGATATTCTTGTCACTCATATTTATGTCCTTCAAGCAGTAATAAGTTTCACTGTCCATATAACAGCTTTTTGATTTTTAGTTTTTGTAATAGATATTTCTACATTGTCTCTCGAATTCCAAAAAGACAAATCTTCACCTTTAATTTGCTTGTCGTCCAGCCACCAACTTTCGCTGCCGTCTGCATATGTGATCGCAGGACCGTCAACGCGGTGGCGCTTGTCGTCCTGATACCATGCCTCATAGCCATCTGCCCATGTGATCGCGGGACCATCGACGCGGTGTAGTTTGTCGTTCAGATACCATTCTTCACTGCCATCTGTACGTTTGATCGCTGGACCATCTTCGCGGTGGCGCTTGTCGTTCAGATACCATTCTTCACTGCCGTCTGCACGTTTGATCGCAGGACCATCAACACGGTGGCGCTTGTCGTCCTGATACCATGCCTCATAGCCATCTGCCCATGTGATCGCTGGACCATCGACGCGGTGTAGTTTGCCGTCCAGATACCAAAACTCGCGGCCATCTGTACGTTTGATCATTATTGGATTTGTCATTTGTTGGATTCCTTATTATTTTCTTTCAGCACTCGTACGGCTTTTTTCAAGTCTCTAATTAAGGCTGAGTCTGTTGATTTTTCATTTTCCCACGCACTCTTTGGATTTGTCATAAGTCGTACTCCTTATTTTTCAGTATTTGTATTGCTTTTTCCACGTCTCGAATTACGCCCAATCCCAACCAAGGCAAAGTTGTGTCGGTCCTTACGCGCTCTAGCCATTTTTCAAGGCGGTTAATCAAATCATCGTTCACAGGTCATAGACCTCTTGGAAACTTGCCTCAATCATAGTTCCCTGTTTTTCGAGACGCTGTATAGCATCGTCAATAGTCAAGGTTCCGCTGATATCAACCTGCTGAGACCGGGATATCATCTTGGGAAAAAGCTTGGTGTAATAATCTGTCGGGTTTGTATCTGCCCACGAAGCCATGCGTTCCACGCCCCCGATCTGTTCGAATACGGACATGACTACGGCCCCAGCATATCGACCGACATGCTGGTATTGCTCTGCTGATATCATAGGCAGTTTTGCAAGATTAGTTGCGGGGGAGGGTTTCTCTAGGTTCGCCATCTTCTTCCACGTTAGATGAGTTATTGCTAAAAGCCAAGGTTGAAATATCTGAGGCGCTAGAAGCTGTCAAGCGCGCAATCTCTGCTTTGAGAGCATCGCAATTCTTCTCGAAACCGGCGCTGTTGGTTCGGGCTTGGAGCTTTCTTCGCAAGATATCTAGATGAGACTGCATATTCGCACATTGGCATGATGGGCAGGGGCCTGTCAAGGATCAATATATTAAAAATTTTTGAAAATATTTTTGAGCTTGAGAAGGTTGGAAAGTTAAGATAATTTAAGGGGTTGGAAAATTTTGACTTTTAGTTTTTAAGTCGGGCTGGGTCTGATCAGCCGCAACTCTATCGAACCTACCCCCCGCCTCTTATATTTTGGACCCTATGCGATTCGCCTTAGCTCCGCAGAGATATGACATTATGTCAAGTATAAAAGATATTTAACATTGTGTTAAATCGAGACAAATAAAAATGATTGCAAGGTTGACATCTTACGTTGTGTTAGATATAAACGAATCACTATCAACGAACACAAGGATATTTGATATGAAATTGAAATTGACCGAGCTTCCCAATAGCGATCTTGAATTGGCCTTTTGGGATATGGACGGGCCAGATGCACAGGCTGAATATCAAGCTGAATTTGCTGCACAATATGCGGAAATTGGGCCCGTATGTATTTATGAGGCGTTAGAGCCTTATAGCTGTAATGGGAGCTACGCTGCTTTTGACGCTGGCGACGGTAATCCCTTTGTCGGTCTTTCCAATGCACCTTGCGTCGCGGAATCACTTTATATGAATGATGAGGGTGAAAACATTATCGAAGGCCGGTTTTGGTATGCGGATAATTATATGATTACCTGTCCATATTACGAATTAGCCAAAACAGGCCGTACAGTTTTGACTCTATGCTCTTATTCAAAGGATATTTGATATGTCACGATCCCATGCACTCACTTATTTCACGCGGGTTTATGTCGCGGACAGCATTCGGGCCAATCTGACAGGCGGCTATCTTGTGAACGCGATCAGCAATCCCGAGATTTTCCAATCACCTCGATATTTGAGGCTTTGCCGGATCACCGCGCAATACCGTACATCGGCGCATATTTAGGGATATTACGTCATGACATATTTAACGATGCAATTTGCACAAGGCCGATTGGCTAAAATTGAGGGGACTAAAGAATGTCCACACTATGCAACGTCTATCGCTGCAAATGCTTGGCATGTTGGATGGGAGTATGAGGCGGCTAGGCCGTCTGTGTATGTGTCTGAGAGGGTTTGGGCTGGTCTGGGTACCTTGATCAATGTTTTGGACGCTGTAGGGCATCCTAGGGCGTCCAATGCGCCTGTTTTCAAGTATCGGGTGAGTTGGAATAAGGGGGTTGCGAGTGTGAAGCGGGTTATTTGATAATTTTCGGGGCGCGGGTGACGTTTGCAAATGCCAAGGTTTTATATTTTCGGAGATTTAGAAATTGGGCAGATTGTAAATTTAGCAGCGCTGAGAATTTTTTGAGATCGAGAAGTGTGAGAATTGACATGGTGGGAGCGCAGTGAAGCGGTGACGACAGGAACGCAAAGCGCAACGCAGCGACCCAACGCGCGCACACGTTTTATATGTACTGAACAAAGTGCGTTTATTCAGTAGCTTCAAGAAAACGGTTAATTTTTGGCAGATTTGCGTTATTTTGAAATTAAAGTTTGCAAATCTATTTTCTTGAAGCTACTGAATAAGTCCGATTCGTTCAATATATTCAGCAATAAGGAATCCAACAAATGACAAATCCAAAAATGATCAAAAATGCAAACGGCAGTGAATTTTGGTATCTGAACGGCAAGCGCCACCGTGTTGATGGTCCAGCGATCGAACGCGCAGATGGCAGTGAATTTTGGTATCTGGACGGCAAGCTGCACCGTGTTGATGGTCCTGCGATCAAACGTGCAGACGGCAGTGAATTTTGGTATCTGAACAACATGCTACTCGACT